CAGGGCAAAGGTGGAACAGACCTGATAGTCCCAGTATCACCAATAGTCTCAGATATGATTAGGTCATACAGCACGCTAGGCAGGCTATGGCAGGTAACGCCTAATAAGTTATCAGCTAGAGCAGCCAATGAGATGCGACGCATCTTAGGTCCAGATGCCAAACACTTTCACAGTCTTCGCCATTACTTTGCAACCACAATGCTTGAGAAATCAGGCGGTGATTTGATTGCAGTTAAAGAACTTATGCGCCACACAAGTGTGGCTACAACCCAAATTTACACCCAGTTATCACAAGGTCGCACTAGATCGTTGGTGAACCTTTTAGAATAAGGAGCAATAGATGCCATATGGCGACGACATTACGGAAGCAATTCCCTATGCACTATCTAATCCAGCAGGTAGCCAGAGCTACGCAGGAACAGGTGTCGCCTACGATGTGGCCTTTGGTGGGTATCCTTTCTTCTTAACTACCGGTGATGAAAACCCTTACCGTAGAGTCACAGCCCAGTACCGCAAAAACCAAGTTGATATGAGCCGTGAGCCAGGCGAGCAGACCCTTACTGGTTGGTGGCTACGATCACAGTCTAGTTTTCACCTTGGTCAAGGCATCAAGTTCTTTGAACCACAGCAGGATGAATCCCTTCGTTTTCAGTACACCTTTAGTAAGGGCTTAGATGTCTGGACCAAGGGACAGGCAACGCTGCTTAAAGATGTAACTGCGTACTCATCTGTTACCAATAGCTTGCAGACTAACAAGCGCCCATACCAAGCTGCTAGGTCTATTCGCTACAGCAGCAAAGATGCGGTCCTTGTTTGGGATGGCTACAAAATTGACAAGGTAGAAGCAGATGGAACTGTTGTTTCATTTGTTAACTACACACCTGGTACTGACTACCCAATCTATGCTGTCTGTGATGATGGAACCTTTGCTTACTGGGTAACTAATAAGACTGGTACTAACAAACTACAGGTCAATAAGCGTCCACTAGATTCAAGTTCAGCAGCAACAGAAATGTTTACACACGCATCTATTGTGGTAACCAATGCTGCTATTGAGTTTACTAAAGAACGCCTTGTTATGGCAGTTAATAACTCTATCTATGAGTTTGCAACAAGTGCAACAGTATTGCCTACTGCAGTCTACAGCCACCCTAACGCGTCATTTACTTACACTAGTATCACATCAAGCGGTGCTGCTATTTATCTATCAGGATTCAACGGAATCCAATCAACTATCCAGAAGTTTACTCTGACTACAACTGGTGCTATGCCAACTCTGACCAGTGCTATTACTGCAGCTGAACTTCCAGTAGGAGAGATCGTACAGAAGATCTATTACTACCTTGGCTATATGGCTATTGGTACAAACCTTGGTCTTCGTGTTGCAGATGTATCTGTATCAGATGGATCTATTGCCTATGGTCCACTGATCTTTAACTCTGAGCAACCAGTCTATGACGTTGCAGGATATGACAAGTATCTATGGTGTACTACAAATGTAGATGGTAACCCTGGTGTTAGCCGCGTTGACTTAGGTCAACAGGTAGGAACACAGTTAGTCTTTGCTTATGCTTGGGATCTATACGACCCAACTCGTACAGGTTTTTATACATCAGCCTGTGCCTTTCTAGGCAATACTGACCGATTGGCTTTTGTTACTTACAACAACGGTACAACAAATGGCAAGGTATATATCCAAGCAGCTACACGATTAGCCGCATTAGGAACAATGCGTGTTGGGTTTATTCGTTACAACACACTTGAGAATAAAATCTTTAAGTTCTTACAGCCACGATTTGATTCAACTGATGGTGGACTTAACATCTATTCAATTGCATCAACAGGTGCAGAAGCACAGATTGGTACCTTCGATCAGGGTTCAGAGATTACTCAGATTGGTATTCCATACCCAGCTACACCTCAACAGTATCTAGGATTTAAGTTTGAAATGAGTAGATCAACTACTAATACATCTGCTGGTCCATTGTTTACTGGTTATCAAGTGCGAGTACTTCCATCTATTCCACGTCAGCGTTTAATTCAATACCCAGTAGAACTCTATGACAGTGAGATGGATAAATTTAACAACCCTGCAGGCTATGAAGGTGGGGCTTATGACCGCTTACTTAATATGCAAGCTATTGAAAACATTGGCGATTTAATTAAGGTAGAAGATTTCCGTACCGGTGAGTCATATCTTGGTCTAATCGAAGAGATGGACTTCATTAACCGTACACCTACCGATAAGCGTTACTCAGGTTATGGCGGTTTACTACTAGTTACGATTCGGACGGCATAATGTCAGCAGCTTTTATCAACAATGGCAGCTTATTGTTCTCAGGTATCTGGGCACTATGCGAAACAGTAGTTATCTTTACTGCAGCCTATAAGTTTTTTAGCAAGATGAACCGTCGCTTAGACCGTATTGAATACCAGCTGTATGAAAACGGTGGTGGGTCTATGAAGGACCAGATCAATGCTATCTGTGAAGACATTACTGAACTCAAGATTAACCAAGCAATTATTAAGACAAAGGTGGAAGCACAATGAGTCAGCGTGCAGATTTCTTGGCAGTAGCAACAAAAGAAATTGGAACTATAGAAGGACCAAAGGATAATGAAACAAAGTATGGCGCCTTTACTAAGGCTAATTTTTTGCCTTGGTGCGGCAGTTTTGTTATGTGGTGTGCTAATCAGGTTGGCCTTAAGATCCCAAATGTCGTAAGCACGCACCTTGGTGCTGAGAAGTTTAAGGGCACAGGCGCCTGGGTTAATGCAGCTACTGCTAAGCCAAAGCCAGGGGACATAGTCTTCTTTGATTTTGCAGAAGGCGGTAACCCAATAGATCACGTAGGTATTGTGGTCAAAGATAACCAAGATGGAACAGTTACCACTATCGAAGGTAATACATCTGGCGATAAAAAGAAGTCTGCATCAGAGCGCAATGGTGGAGAAGTAGTTCAGAAAGTTCGTGCGTATCTCACTAGCAATAAGAAGAAGTTGCCAGTGTTTATCGTTGGCTTTGGTACACCAAAGTTCAAAGACTAAGGAGAACAAATGAAGTTCAATAACAAAGTACTAGATATGTGGGCAAAGTGGTTCGTCGGTAACGCACTAACAGCAGTGGTAGTTATCGGAAAGTCCCCACTAGATTTTGCAGCAGCAGACTGGAAGCACGCAGCTAATGCACTTTGGTTAGCAATAGTTCCAGTAGTAATTGCTTGGGCCAACCCTAAGCACGAATTGACTATGACGCTCAAGAAGTAAAGTTTGACTGCAAGGCATACGGCCCTCACTCCTTCGGGAGTGGGGGCCTTTTTTTTGTTGTTTAAATTTTGTCTACTGAACAGGGTACGACAACAAGATTTCCACAGGAAACACAGGTAGCATCAAGGAAATACCAGACTAGCTCGTAGTCTTCAAAGGAGCACATAACGTTAAAGACTTGTGAGCCACAGGTACAGACGTGGATGGGTCCTAAACCCCGCAGATCGGCCCCGTAAGGCTCTTTAATGCCATAGTAGGGCTTGCGCCTGCGGTTCATTCTTGGCAGGGTGAGTAGACGGAGTACCATATTGCCTGGCACGGCTCCCTCCTGCGGGTCGGTCGCCTCTCGGCTAAAGCCTCGGCCCCGTAAGGGGCCACTGTAAATTCGCTATCGCTCATATTGTAATCGGCGAGCCTAGTATGTGTCTTACGACACGCCGTAGTAGACTAGTAGCTATGACAACACTAGTAGGGGTACAAGGTTCAGACTTTGTAGTAATGGGAAGCGATAGCCAGATCACTGACGGCGATCAACGTATCATCTCGGTCGAAACTCCTAAGATAATTTGGGTAGGTAAATACCTATTAGGTCTTACTGGTGACTCACGTCCTGGAGATATCCTTGCCTACTCGTGGAAGCCACCGTTATATCGTGGTGAAGATCCTGTGCGTTTTATGGGTAGCAAACTATTGCCTAGTATGTCGGTTGCGTTCAAAGAAAATAACTATGAACCAGACCAGAAGGAAATGAACTTTGCTTTCCTTGTGTCCTTTAATGCGAACTTGTTCTCGGTAGGCGGGGACTTGTCCTTCAATGCCAGTGAGCGTGGACTGTTTGCATCAGGCTCAGGCGGTAACTATGCACTGGGGTTTCTGTACGGATTGGAAAAGAAAATGTACAGAACGCCAGAGATGGCAAAGATAGCGGCAGAAAAGGCAGTCAAGATCGCGTCGGTTCTTGACATCAATACCAGCCCACCCATACAGTTAGAGATCCAAGAGAGGAGTTGAAATGTACTTAGGAATTGCTATTGGTTTAGTAGTTGGTTTCGTTGCAGCTTATGGTTTTGATACCTGGTTGCAATACAGAGATGACCGCAAATGGAAATAAAGGGCATACATATGACAGATGAATATGCTGCTCATTATTTTCTACAGCAAGGTTACTTAGCAGCACGAGTTGAAGCGATACAAGCAGAACGTGAAAGAGTTGAAGAAGAAAAATCTGGAGCGTTCAGAGTGTGATTACATTATTTAAGAGAATACGTTGTTGGTTTTGGGGTCACGTCTGGTTTGTAGATGGTCCCAGTGGTAGTGCAAATTGCATTTACTGTGGAAAGGAACTGTAATGGCAATTGAAGATCCAAAGGAATTACTGCTGCACGTACTGCATAACAAAGATGCAAGTCGTGACCGCAGTATGCAGACCGAAGTTGGTCCATCAGAGATTGGTAGTTGCAAGCGCAAGGTCTGGTACAGATTAAACGCACAGCCACATACCAATGAGAACCAATCAAAGCTGGCTGCCATTATGGGTACTGCTATTCACGCTGCAATTGAAGAGGCTATTGGTCACATAGATCCAGAAGGCAAAGAGTATTTAGTTGAAACATCTGTTGCCTACGGTGATATGAAAGCACACGTAGATTTATTTATACCTAGTACCGGCGCAGTCATTGATTGGAAGACCAGCAAGATAAAGAACCTGAGCTACTTCCCATCCAAGCAACAGCGTTGGCAGGTACAGGTTTATGGATACTTATTATCCAAGAATGGATACAATGTTAAAACGGTTAACCTTGTTGCTATTGCTCGTGATGGTGCTGAGAAAGATGTCAAAGTACATACAGAACCTTATGATGAAAGCATCGCTTTAGAAGCACTTGAGTGGTTAGCAAATGTCAAGGCAAGTCCAACCTTGCCAGAGCCTGAGAAGGACCAATCATTTTGTAAAGACTACTGCCAATACTATGATGAGTCTGAGACTATGGGTTGCGGTGGCTTAAAAAAAGAACGTATCGTCCTTAGTGAATTGATTATTGAGGACGAAGCAGTTGACAAGAACGCACTGCTTTACTTACAGTTAGACAGCAAGATCAAAGAGCTAGAGAAAGAAAAAGATTCCTTGAAGGCATCCTTCGAGGGTACTACTGGGGTAACACCTAGTGGTGTAGAAATCAGCTGGACAATGGTTAAAGGCCGTGAAACAGTTGATGCAAAGGAAGTTGAAAAACTTCTAGGGTTTGTACCGAAGGTTGTCGGTAATGAATCTGTACGACTTAACATCAAAACTATCGGAGGAAAGTAAATGGCTGCAAACGAAAACACAAAGTTCCAAGTGAACTTTAAGACAGGCGATGGATCACTCATCAACTTGTACGCAACAGATATTAAAGACCTAGAGACAGGTCTAACAGATCTATCAATGGTTGCTTCCCTAATCAAATCAACATCAGCAGAACTAGGTTCAGTACCTGCAGCACCAGCACGTGCTGTTGCAGATATTGCAGCACAGTTCAACGCACCAGCTGCACAACAGAGCGAAGCACCAGGGTCTAAGTCCTGTAAGCACGGACCAATGGCATTTAAGTCAGGAACATCAGCTAAGGGTCCTTGGCAGGGTTATATGTGTAACTCTCCAAAGGGTTCACCAGATAAGTGCGAGACTATCTGGGTTCGTTAACCTGTGCGAGGGCCTTGGAACTTCGAGGATCCACGCTGTAGAGGTATAGATACAGAACTATTTTACCCACCAGAAGCAGAATATCCACCAGAGATGCCTATGATTTTATCTCTGTGTGGTAAATGCGTACACCAAACAGAGTGTGCTGAGTGGGGAATTAAAAACGAACGCTTTGGTATCTGGGGTGGGTTAACCCACGGCAAGAGAGCAAGGATTCGTACACTAAGAGGTATCACTATTCCGTTTGGGGAGTTTAATGCTTAGCTTACAGCGTGCGTGGGGAACAGTCCTCACCAAAGCAACTCCCCTGCCGGATGTGTGGAAAGATCTTGTACCTAAACAGATTAAGTTTCGACGAGGGCAAGTGTGTATGGTAGCTGCTGCTCCCAATGTAGGTAAGTCTATGTTTGCTTTGGTCTATAGCATCAGAGCAAAAGTACCTACCTTGTTCTTCTCAGCAGATACTGACACAGCAACAGTAATGTTGCGATCTGCTGCACATACATCTGGTCACAACCAGGTAACAGTAGAACAGAACCTATCTGGTAACTCCCATTACTATGACAAACACTTTGAGAAGTTAAGTCATATCAAGTGGGTCTTTGACTCTAGTCCGTCACTCGATGATATCGAGTTAGAGATCAAGGCATACGTTGAACTCTATGGCATTGCTCCAGAACTTATTGTCATAGATAACTTAATGAACGTAGCAGCAGAAACAGATAATGAATGGGCAGGCTTGCGTGCGATTATGATGGAGCTTCACGATATGGCACGCAAGACCGAAGCCTGTGTACTGGTACTGCATCACGTCTCTGAACAGTCTGAGTATGGTTCACCTACTAGGCCACCTGCAAGACGTGCTATCCACGGTAAGGTCAGTCAGTTGCCAGCGTTAATCCTAACGCTAGGCTTTGACCCAGCCAGTGGTGATCTCAACATAGCAGCGGTGAAGAACCGCTTCGGTAAGCACACAGCAGATGCTTCTGATTATGTAACTTTGGTTGCCAACTATGCTGCTTGTCAGATCTCTGACAAAGATGCGTATGGCACAATGTTAGGTAAAGATGTACGCAATGGATATGATGGTAGTTATACGCCAATTGATGAGTGGCAGAAAGCGATAGGTCAATGAGTAACACAGAGATCCAGTATGTTAAGAAGCGCATCAAACAATTAGAAGCTGATATGGCTAACCTAGTAATGGCGTTGATTGAACTAAAAGTATTTAAGATTAAGATTGATAAAGACGGTAACGCCATTTATGACACGGGCAAAGATGAGCAGTCCGAAGTACAATAAAGCCAAAGGCGCAGCCTTTGAGATAGATGTAATGAAATGGTTTCGTAGTCTTGGTG